TCACACACACTGCCGCATCAATCTTTTTTGCCGATGACGGAGACTCTTTCTTTACCGATATGCCATAGCGGTTCTCTGCCCTGCGGCAATTCCGCATATGGGCAGTGAGTACCGGATGCCCATCGTGGGTAAAAGCATGCTCAATGATTTCCCGCTCTGTGAGCTCACACGCTTGGGTGAAATCGAAAAGCTTCCCGCGCATATCCCACGCAATCGGCTCCGGCTGCTTCCCACCAGGGCTCGCCCAGAGCTGTAGCCGGTCCTTATAGCGTGCCGGCCAAGTGACCTTCGTGAAGCTTTCCCACTCACGGACGTCTGCGAAAAAGGCTTTCACATCATACCTGGCGAAGGCTTTATCCACACGCGCGTCTACCGCCTCCACATCCACCGTACCGGCGGTGTTATGGCTATTGCCGGGATCCCACGTCCCAATCAGGAACACATGGCCATCGCTAACCCGGCACCCCACCAGGGCTGTGGTATCGCGGGACAATGAGCCGTCGAAGAACATGACAATCTCCTCCCCTTCTGCCACGATGGTTTCCCTGCGCGCCATGAGCGCAACATCATTCGGGTCTACCCAGGCGTTCGCGGCCGCGGTAGGCCAGTTCAGGTATTTGCGCTTGGAGTCATCCGGGGATGCCTCCGGGGACCAAACCCTGGTGATGATGGTATCAACGTCCACCCATGGGCAATCCTGGTATACAAACTCCAGCCCGGTGCGAAGCGATATGGCGTCAGCCAGATTGGTGTCTAGCGGGGCTTGGCGGATATCCATGAGGATGTGCCGGGCGTTCTTCGACTTCCCGTTTTCCTGAAGACACCAAGCCTGGAAGGTGCTCTCGCCGACCGCGCCTAGGCCTGGCTCCCAAGCATTCAGGGTCCCTAGCATCCGGCTTCCTGACTTGGCCAGGTTGTCCGCCAAGGTGCTGTATAGCTTGGTGCCGCCGTTGCCCGGCGTCCAGTGTTCGAGCTCGTCACCAACGATGAACGTGGCTTCGGCGCCTTCTTGGGTCATGGCTGACGATGTAATGACCTCTAGCTTTCCCTCCGGCACGATATTGATTTGGGTTTTACCGGGGTCAATATCATAATCGCGGTGCAATCTAGGTGCGGCTTTCTTGTTCGCCATCGCACGCACATGCCTCATTGTGTTGTCGGTCTGCTTCTCAGACACTGCGGCTATTTGCACCCACGGCATGGCCACTGGCTTACCAATACAGGCGCCTGGCACCTGGGGGTCAAACCGATCAAGCCGGACCGGGGCCAGCAACTCCGTCAGGGCCAAGGCGGCGGCAAACGGGCTCTTGCCACTCCCCTTAGCCAGTCGGCGGAAAGAGTTATAAAAAAGCCACTTGCCATTCTCATCAATCGCGTAAAACCACAGGATGAACCTGGCTTGCCGTTCGGTGTAAACCCACGGCAACCCGGCGCGAATCCCATTCGGGTGCTTCAAATATTTAGCGGCCCACGCTAACGCCTCCCAGCCGAGCGTTAAATCGGGAACCCCCGGGGGAAGCGTTTCTAGCCGCTCCTCCGGGGGAATCATCATGCTAGATCAGCCCGATACTGTTCCATGATCGACACAGTGGCCTCCTTCGCCTCATCCACTATCTTTGGGGTGGTGAGTTCTACACGTAGGCGCCGGCGCGCCCCCTCGGTTGTCATCAGAGCATCAGCGCGGGAAAAGATCACATCCATCATCCCAGCACGGGCGCCAGCCGGGGAACTTAGCTCCTGGGTGATAAGCCAGCACACCAACCTGGCTTCCTGCCAATCGCTTTCCTGATAGAACTGGGCCTGGCCGCTCCGCTTCAGGGACCGGAACCACTGTTTCGCATACGGGTGCCACGCCCGGTCCTCTGCGGGCGGTTTCACCACCTGCTGCCCCATAGCCACCACCACAGCGGGAGCATCAGCCTCCGGTTTATTCCGCCGACGTCTCTGATCGCTACGCTTCGGTATCGGACCACGCACCATGACCAACCACCTCCTGTTCACTTACCGTTCGGGGATACGCCCCTCCCGCTGCAACGCGGCAGCTACTCGCACCGCGGGGGCCAGATCAACGAGGCCGCCCATGCGGTAAATATCCTCCGTCGTGCGGATGAATCGGGCTCGGGAATAGATTTCCACGCAGCCACGCCGACGCCCAGGCCCTTCCGGGAGCAGCCCGAAAACATGCAGACCCCGCCGGGAGACCGAACGCTCCACCACGGCACCGGGCACCGCCCGGATAATCTCGATCGCCCAGTCGGCTACCTTGCCGCGGCGGCTGATGCAGTGGTCAAGGTCGATACAGGCCAGGCCGCCGCCCAGCATGACGCCGTGCGGACCATCCTGCACAGCATCATGGGTAGTCCAGGTTTCCGGCTTAGTAGTTGCCGCAGGGGAGCCGGTAGGTGTGACGGGCCGCTTGCCATCAGCCGCCGTCCACCGATCTAGCTCACGCATCCGGGCCGGCAACTGCTCACGCTGACGCCGACGGTAAGCCTTCTGCCTGCATGCGGACGAGCAAAACCGCGGGCTGCGTCCCCGTGTAGGGATCTCCAGCCGGGCTTCGCACACCTCACACGCCAATCTCATAATCTGCATTTTACCATAAGCGTTACGATATACCTAGTCCTAGCTTGGCATATTTACCCTTTCCGGCTACCAACAACCAAGGGGGTAGGTAGCCAAGGAAATAGTGACCCACACCATAACGCAAAACCGCAGGTCACAGCCCCAGCACACACCACCAGCCAACGCCCAAAAACAAGAAACCTACCCTGACCAGCAAAAACCCTGAAACCCGTACACAGCCGGGGGCCGTATGTGTGCCGTACCAGGGACCGGCCGGCGGCGGGGCACCCCCCACCCCACGTGGCCTAGATCACCTTATTTCAAGCCGGGGTGGCGGGGGGCGTACCGGTCATACAGCCGGCGACGCGCCACACGCCTACTGATCCCCCGCGCTGCTTCGCGGCGGGACTTCTCCGCATGGCACGACGGGCACAACCACTGGAGATTATCGAGCCCATCACCGCCACCCTCAGCGACCGGGACGATGTGGTCCAATTCCAAGCCACCTCGTCCTGTCACCGGTTCGACACCACAATAGGCACACCAATAAGGAAGGTGGCGCCCCGCTAATCGGTGTAGGCGTTTCCACTCAGCCGCAGACGTGCGCGACGACCCGTTACGCCACGCCATCAGCAGCACCGCCTTGCGACGGGCGGACAATAGCAGCGATCGCCCATGACAATGCCTGCTCCAAGTGCGTGATGGCTAGCTCACGCTCCCTGCAGTCCGGTGCGATCGCCGCCACACGATGCGCCGCCGCCTGCACACTAGCACGCACCTTAATACAGTCTTCACATTGCGCATCGGTGCCCTCGTGATACCGGAAACGACGGTCAACCTCCTGCTGGATACTCTTTGCTTCTGATCCCATGATCCCCTCCTCCCCAACCCTAGGCATGACTAAACCCCCAGGCTTTACCCAGGGGTTCCGAACGCCAGTTTACACCACTGCGTGTCCCACGCCAAAGGATAACGCACCACGCATCGCACCAGCGCGTGCCAACACGTCATCTAGCCGCACCAACATGCCACCGACATCATCCTTTGTGGTAGCCACTTTCCCCGCCTGCGCCCACCGATACACCGTCGTACGCGACACCTGCACCCCAGCCTGCTTAGCCCACGAAGCCGCCACCTGACACGTCGCCCACTCCGGCGGTGCCGGCTCCTCTCCCCCACTGTCAGGCTCCACCACAGACACCACCATACGCGCCTGGGCAATAACCTCCTCCGCCATCATCTCACCCCACGGCATACCATCCGCCACATCCAAATACCGCTGCAACCAAGCAGCAGTAGCCGTGATCCCCTCAGGCACCGGGCCTACAACACCATCACCGCCACACACCAACACCTCCGACGCCCAAAACGAAAGCAGCCCCTCCGTCTGAACCAACAAATCCAACACCGTCAAATTCACCGGCGGTTTCGAATAACACACCGCGCGCCCCGGGGTATCAGTGGTACTGCCCCCACAGTGAAAGGTAAGAAGCTCCTCCAACCCGGCACCATCCTTCTCCAATGAGTACAGGGACCTTCCTAACTCATGAAGCAGATAATNCCCGACCCGCCCCGACCCGACGATCCTAGATCCGTCACCCCATCGTTCTGGTTTCGATCTAGGTCCGATCTAGATCCGTGCTAGGTTTTACCGTTTCGTTATAAAACAGGGCAAAAGAAAACCCGGGCATAAGCCCGGGGCCCCTTCTAGGTGCGCATATGCACCATAATTGGCAAAATTTGTTGAATCTTCTTATCCTTAAAGCAGCTCGTCCACCATGCGTTGAAGGAGTATCCGAGGCCGTTT